CCTATATCTTCCATAGGTTCACCTTCGTTCATTATCTGTTTAGCTTGTTGTGCGTTTGTTATTGCCATTACTCTGACGCTGCTCCTAATGGTGGCATTGCAGCTACTTTAATTTTTAATGATCTTGTTACTTCATCTCTAATAGTTGAAGTATTTGTATCTGCAATATCGTCCTCTGCTTCTTGATCCGAGTTATACTCTACATTAGTTCTAGTATTTCTTAATACAACTTCTGTTTCACATTTTACAACAGGTACTTTTTTACCGTTTATCATTGTATATGCTACTGATCCTTCTTCTTTAAATGCCATAATTAATCCCTGTTTATTTCTAATATTGCACAAGTGCCTTGAAATATATCTGCTGTGGCAGCTTGTAGTTGTAGTTTGTCATTCTCTTCTAACACAATTGAGCCATCAGAGATAGACTTAGAATCTCCTGAGTTTACAGTATGTTCAGCAAATTGAAAAGCAGTTGTTGCAGAATTATCATATACAAAAGCTTTTATTTCTGTGTTTCCACCACCTACATTTGCAGTGTGTATGTTTTGAATAATAGCTCTTGAGTTTGAGGGTACTGTATAAACATCTGTTACAGATGTTGAATCTAAATCAAACTGTGCGTTTCTATAAATATTAGCCATTAACTATCACTTCCTGCTGATTTAAACCAAGTGTATCTTTCGGTTTCTTGTTTAAGTTCATTTAAAAATGTAGAATTTAATTGTTCTGTAATCAAAGCAATTGCTCTATTAATTTGTTTTTGGTTAGAGACATCGTACTCTTCTTTTGGTTCAGGTAATCTAACTACTATCTTTGCCATTATCTACGTCCATCTGGTTGTACATCTAATCTTAATGTGCCGAATCTCCACGATTCAGAGGGATCTGTGTTTTCTATCTTAACGCTAACAAATCTTCCTCTTGCCCTAGTGTCTTTTTTATCAGTAGATGAGTTGATTGTAAAGGGACTTAAACTTGATACTGTTTCTGATTGTTGAGGATAGCTTTTAATTCCAAGAGTTACAATAGAGTTTCCTTGTAAATCTTTAAAATCAGGTACAAATCTTCTAACAGCTAAAAATACTTCACCGGCAATCATAGGTCCTGTTGATTTACCTTGAGCGTTAGTTGATCTTGATTGTAAATCAAAGTCGTATGATTTTACAAAAGATGTAACTGTAGTAGTTGTTCCATTTGGATTGACTTGATCGGTTCCTACTTCATGTTCAAAGAAAGTTGTTTGACCTAAACCATCTTCACCAACAATCGCTGGAAAAGTTCCTGATGCACTATCATCAAATTTAGTTGCAAAAGGTTTTGGATAAATAGTTGCATCAATCCAAGTTGTTCTTGATTCTGTCCCTATATACCAAACACCACCTTTCATTGGTTGACCATAATTAAATACAACATATTGATCGTTGTAATCAGATCCTTGTGACGGGTAGTACCAAACAATTTCTGTAAATAAATTATTTAAACCTGCATATATTTGTTGACCTTTTGTTGTATCTGCTTGATCAAATACAAAATCTTCTACACTACAAGGTAGTGTTTTAACGGTACCATCAAACATAAAAAAACCATTTGATGACATCCAGAATGCAGTACCATCTATTTCTACAGCTGCATTCTTACCAATCAATCCACAGTTAGTACCCACTTGTTCAAAACCAAATGTAAAAGGTGCTCCAATAAATTTCATCGTGTACAATGCATTATCGGTCCAAATTAGAATTGTTTCCTTTGCTTTAAGTGCACCCATAATTTTTGTACCATCTTGTAATCTAAAATCACCTGCACTGTTAATTGCAGTTGCAGTGTAATCATTAATATCTTCTTGGTCCGAGAACCGTAAAAACATATCGTCTTGAGTTGATGCTGTGCCTATAGTTGTTTCTGTTCCTAAATGAATTAAGTGACGTGTTGTTGGTGATACAAGGGTAACCCTTGTTGCAGTAGGGTTGTTGGTTGTTGCAAACCCTGATGTAGTGGTTGATGCACGTGTTGTTAATCTTGCAGCAATACCTGAGTTCCAAGTAAATGTTTTACCATTTGCAATTGTTGCAACTAATACTTGACCAAAGTTACTTAATGACCAAAGACCTGGTTCAAGAGTTACACTTGATGCAGAAGCTGCTTCACCCCAATTACCTGTTCCCCAACTATCAATACCCCAACCATAACCATAAGATTGTTCTGCAGGACCAACTTGTTCATACGGTTTAACATCTATACTACCACCTGTTGAAACTGTTGCAGTTGCGTTTGAGCTTTGTGTAATTGTAAATACGGTTGATGATGTAATAGCTGTTACTTGAAATAGTTTATCTTCAAAATCAGAATTAGCGAAACCTGTACCTACAGGTAAAGTTACATTATCTAATAAAACAATATCACCAATAGATAAGTTATGATCTGAAGATGTTGTAATAGAACATATTGGAGATGCATTAGTCGTTGCAATTGTTGATGATGCTAGAGTAGCTTTTAATGGAGTGATATCAAATAGTTGACCTTCAAAATAAATAATTAAAAACTTATCTGTTCCAATAGCAACATATCTGTTTCCATCTAAATCAACAAAAGCAAACTCACGTCTTGCAACTCCTGCAATCGTATCAGTTACTAGTGATGACCAACCGCCTACTTTCTCTGGTAGTCCATATCTAAATCTTACATTATCACAATCTACCCAACGATTTTCCGCGCCAGCAGTTGTGTCTTGTTTATCTATTCCTGGTAAGACTTTAAAATCTATTAGAGCCATAGTCTATGCTCCTATATGTTATCTTTGTATGCCCAGCCTCTTGTAGCATTTACATAAACTAAAGTAAAAGCAGCACTGTTTGTGCTGACCGTTAAATTAGAAGCTGCACCTAAAATAGGTTGACCATTTCTATTAATAGTTAGATTGTTTGAAGCAAAAGCATTTCCGCTATCTATAAAATGTACTTCATTACCGACAGAAGGGGATGCTGGTAAAGTTACTGTTATTGGAGTTCCTATTCCTCCTCCAGAAGTATCAATTAATAATTGATCTCCATTGACTGCAGTATACGCTGCTGGAATTGTGTAATAACCTTTTGTAATGGGCCCTGAACTTATGTTAGTTCCGTCTGAGTATAAAACTGTTTTAGAACCTATTGCAAGTGAAACCCCTGTTCCTGAAACTGTTTTAACTGTTAGTGTATAATTAGATGAAGATCTAGCTGTTGCATCTTCTACAATAAAAACTCTTTCAGCAGAGTCTGGCATAGTAACCGTTCTGTTTGCTGTTAGTGTTCCTGTTAATTTAAAATATAAATTTTTACCATTAGACACTGCAAAGTTATCTAAAGCTAATGCAACGTCAGCCGAACCTACTGCAAGTGATATATAACCACTAGCTGCTTGTTCTAAAATTTGTAAGTTAGTATTGGTAATTGTACCCCAGGTTCCTGATTTTTCACCCGTTGTAATTAGTTCTAGTTTTAGATCACTTGATGTACTTGATGCCATAATTCTCCTATTCGTCTGGGTCTATTGGTACCCAAACCTGATTAACCCCTGGGGGTATTGGATTCCATGTTATAACACTTACAGGGTTTGTTGCAACATTTAATTGTTGACCTGTAGGCACTATTAATACATCAGGAATCGGACCAATATTACCTATAGCTATGTTTAGTTGATTACCTGATACAATAACTATAGGACTAACTTGATTGTTTCCTACATCAGAAAAAGTTGATTGTGCAAATGTTGTGGTTCCAAAAAACATAATATATCCTTACGGTGTAGAAATCCTTGTCCACGTTTGTCCTACATTTGGATCTATTTGATTCCATAGTCTAATGTTTGGTTGATTTGTTCCAATTTGAAGTTCTGTACCTGTAGGTATTATACTAGCTTTTGCAACAATTGTCACTGTTCCAGAACTTAGGTTGTTTCTATTTCCTGTTACAATAGCCGTTGCATTTGCTTTAGCGACTGCATTACCGATTGCTAATTCTATTTCATTACCTGTAACAGAGAAGTTTGCATCTCCTGCAATAGTAACGGTACCTGTTCCAATATTTAATTCACTACCGTTTGGAAGAACAACTGCTTTACCAATAGTTGTAACACTACCAGAGGCTGCTTCAAAACCATTTCCAGTTACTTGAGCCGTAGCTCCTGCTTTTGCAATAACTGTTCCTGTTGCAAGGTCTAATGCATTTCCAGTAAGAGCTACTAAAGCATTACCAACAATTGTTGGATCACCTGTACTGATATTAACTCTATTACCTATAACATCAACGTTACCGTCAGCTGATACAGTGACATTACCAACGGACTCATTTATTCTACTACCTGTTGGAATAACTCTTCCACTGATAGAGAAAGTAACTGTGCCTGTTCCTAGATTAAATTGATTACCTGTTACAGGTACATTAGCGCCTTCTTTGACGGTAACTGTACCTGTAGATAAATTGTATCTATTACCGTTTGGTAATACTAATGATTCACCAACGACAACTACGTTGCCAACTGATGTATTTATTCTTGATCCCGATACATTAACTAATGCATCTGCAATACCAATATCTGAAAATGGTGCTTGTGCAAATGTAGTAGTACCGAAGAACATGGTAGATTACTACCAGTCTTTAGTTTTCGAAGTAAGTTCTGGTGTTTTTTGTTCTTCGATTTGTGCAGACAAGTTGCTTTGCATATCTTCAATTGTAGTATCTTGATTATCAAGAACACAAGTTTCACAATGCTCCTTAGTCATGCTATCAAAGTTCATTCCATCTGAACCTGCGCAAGAGCCATACATAGATGTAGTATGAGTATCTTCTCCTACTGTTTCTGTTGCTGTATATCTCCAATGTATTGTCTTAACTACATTCTCTGAGTTTGTCTCAAAGTTTGGAAAAGACCATTCGTATGTTATTGCCATGTTGTTTCTCCTATTATTAACACATTAATGAACATGGAACTAAATAAGAACCATCTTCATACGTTTCTATTATCGTTGTTGATAATACTTTTGCAAAACTGCTAGACCTTACAGCATCATCTGTTTGTACTTTTGCAGTTCCATCTCCATTTGATTGAAGTAAATCTCCTTTAGCGATTGTTTCATTTGCTTTTATTCTAACTACAAATGAACCAACTGATGCTACATAAAAATCATTATAACCTTCGCCATCTTCGTCATAAGCTACAAACACACCATAAACATTTTTAGCATCAGAGTTGTCAGATACTTTTGACATCATGTGTTTAACGTCAGCTTCTTTAACTATTGTTGCTTGGTAATCTGTTCCTTCATGGTTATAAGTAATTACATCTCCATCAGATTGTGTATCTGTTAATACATGAGGTATTTTTTTTGTAGAAGTTACATCATTGCCATCATCATCTTGTGTAGTCACATCAAACTCTAAGTTATACCAATCACACATTTCATCTAAAGTTTCTAAAACTGTTCCTCTTAAAATTGTAGGTGTAGAATTATCTGTAAATCTTGACCAGTGAGTTCCTGTAAAACCATTGTAAGATACTGTTCCACCTGATACAGCTATAGTTCCTTCAGTAGTACTATCCTGTAAAAAACCAAATAGTTGACCATCACCATTCAATCTATTGAATAAACCTAAATTTTGATTATTTCTTGTTACAAGAATTTCTCCATAACTTTTAAATTCATTTCCAGCATTAGCAATACCAGTTGCAGTTTTTCCTACTAATAAATCTCCAGAACTAGAGATACGCATTTTTACAGAATTTTCTTTAACAAAATCTAAATTACCACCACTATTACAACCTACTGACCATTTTGCAGCTGTTGAGCTAGTTCTGTTAAACATAATTCCTGCATTAGATGAATCTGCTATATGAAGAATTTTACCACCAAAATAAGTTGATGCATCTGGAGAAGTTGTACCAATACCTACATTACCAGAACTG